CGCGCAACCTATATACCCCTCTGTCTGACGTTTTCTATAGGTGATATGTATAAAAACTGTAGATTATTTAGATTATTTAGATCAAACAGACACAATATATGGGGCAAACGTCAGGATTTACATGGGGTTACGCTGTCTACAGTGTAAAGTGGGACAATCTAAATATCCAATAGTCGTGTAAAGTAAACAAATAGATCGTAGATTGTGTAAAGTATACCCCCCCGATGTATAGTCCCAGCTTATATACATGCGATGACCCCCCGAGCTATGGTATGTATATTAAAAATTAAAAAGAAAAAGAGAGGGGCCGAAGCCCCGTCTCTCAAGTTAGTAGGCATCGTTTCAAGTCGTGGTTCTTTCGAACCCGTTTCATGAACTCCATTGCTATCTCGTGTCTTGAATAACCTCGATAGCTGCCTGTCTTCTCTGATCGTTGCAACCAGAGTCTTAAACCTACCGTAGGTAGATCTTGGAGTGTAGTATCCATGGCGATCTCCTTTCATATGGGGAGCACAGCGCCACACTGTGCTCCCCTGTAGGTTAGCTGCGTACTAGCAGGACGCGAGCCTCGACCTTGTGCTTGAGCGATAGCCGCTTGGCTATCCCCTTTGCACGTTTCCAATCATCCACAACTGTGGTGTGGTAGGTCTTGAATCCGTCTGCGCTTGCACGCACCTGGTATGTGGTCTTGTTGAGCTTACGCATAGCGTACTCCTTCGCTGTGCAGGGGAGCATTGCGCTCCCCTGCGGTTGATATTACTTGCCGTTTCCGAATGGATTCGGATTGGAAGAACGTCCGCCGCCGAAAGGATTCGGAGCTGACGCCTGTGCGATGTTCAGCTTGGGCGGCTTGCCTTTGCTGTTCCAGCTCACAGATATCCAGCACTCGAGGTCGTCACCTAACTTGTCCACTACCTTGCGGATGTGGTCGATGGTTAGATGCTGCTTCTTCGCGGCCAGCTTCTTGCCGACATCAAAGGCGATGACGTTGAAGCTGAACGGGTTGACGCGAGTATCAGCTGGCAGGTCGGCGCCAAGTAAATCCTTGAGCACCGCCAGCTGGTCGCTAGCAGAATGACCGTGACCGTTAGAGCCACGTTCCAGAACAACGGTCGGATGGTAGTCTTTACCACCTTTCGCGTTGCTATAACCACGGTTGCTTATGCGAAGGGCAACCATACCTTCATAAGATGAGTTACGCATAGTAACATCCTCCAGTATGTGCCACACACAGACCACGCTGTGCGTGGCGGGTTAACCAGCCAGACCCCTCGTCTGACTGTCCATCCACTATGGCAGAGCCTTGTCAAAGTGTCAAGTTGCTAGGGTTTCTGCGGGTTTCAGCGTGCCTATATTGTTTGCCGGACGCATACGCATGGGGGTGTGTCGGGGGGGGCACATGGACTGGCAACGGCGACCGCATCATATATAAGTAACCCTCTCATAACGAGGGCTGTTTTTTAGGAGGTGTAAAGTTAGCAAAGTTTCTTGACAGCACCGTAAGTTACAACATACAGTCACAACATGGACACGCTACCGCTTAAACATACGAAGTGGTCTAACCGTTTAGCCTTTGACATAGCGCTTATGTTAGAAGGCAGCGGCGAGACTCTGGACGAAGTAAAGAGCCGACACAGTGTTACGGCTGACGAAATACTTGTGTTCAACAAAGACCCTGTGTTTCTCAAACAGGTCAACTCTTACAGGGACGACATCAAAGAGAAAGGCATGACGTTCAAGCTCAAGGCTCGAGCGCAAGCCGAAGAACTCTTGACAACAAGCTGGACGTTAATACATTCAGCTGAAGTATCACCATCAGTAAAAGCAGATTTAATTAAGTCCACCGTTAAGTGGGCTGGACTAGAACCGAAGAACGACACAGCCGTGGAGGGGCAAGGTGGCGGAGTTAAAATTACAATTAACCTCGGAGGTCAAGAGCACCTCGCAACAGCCGTCATTGATCAAGAACCTGAGGGAGAAGTTCTCGAAGACTTACGAGAGTCAACCGATGGCGACCTTCAAGACTGCGGTTGAGTGTGAGACTGTATCTAAATTGCTAACTGTTGAAGGCATACCACACAGACAACGAATACTGCGCGGTGCCAGAGTTAAAGAAAGATACGCTATATTATTGTTGGGCTAGTTAATGGATATAAACTTTACACCATCTAAAACTGCAGCTGCCTTTATGAAGTCAGATGCAAAGATGCGTGTCCTTATGGGGCCAGTCGGGTCAGGTAAGTCAGTAGCGAGTTGTTTTGAAATTGTCCGTAGGGCATCACAACAAGCTCCTGGCCAGGATGGGGTGAGACGTTCCCGTGCTGCTATTGTTCGTGAAACAGTTCGTCAGCTGACTGATACGACCATTAAAACGTTTCTCGACTGGTTCCCACCAGGGCCTTGCGGTAATTTTATGCGTACTACCAAGACCTACTTCTTTAAGGTAGGTGATGTTGAGTGCGAGATTATGTTTCGCGCACTTGACGATGCTGACGATGTGGCAAACCTGAACTCACTTGAGTTGACATTCGCGTGGTTCAATGAGTGCAGGGATATCAATTCAGAAATCGTGGATGCTATGTCTAAGCGTATCGGGCGTTATCCGTCTGCTAAAGATGGCGGGCCATCGTGGTTTGGTATGTGGGGTGACACCAACCCTCCAACTATGGATACATGGTGGTACTACCAGATGGAGGGGTTAGATCCATCGGATGGCGTGAGTGACAACAATAACGGGTGGGATGTATTCAAACAACCTTCAGGTCGTAGCTCGTTAGCAGAGAATATAGAGAACTTACCAGATGGATATTATGACACCCAAGGGCGCAGCGAAGAATATATCAGGGTCTTTATTGACGGAGAGTACGGACTCAGCTCTGCAGGACAGCCCGTCTACAAATACTTTAGGCCGGATTACCACATGGCTGATGAAACACTGCGTCCCATTATCAATGGTGTTCGGCCTATTGTTGTCGGTATGGATTTGGGGTTGACACCGGCAGCAGTTATAGGGCAACAAGACGCTCGCGGGCGAGTGCTTATCCTTGATGAGGCGGTTTCCTTTGATATGGGGATACAGCGTTTCGTCCGCACCATTCTCAAACCTATGATCTACGAACGGTTTAGTGGCGCACCAATACTTGTTGTCACAGACCCAGCGGGTGTCCAGCGGGCGCAGACCGATGAACGCAGCGCTGTTGATATAATAAAAGCTGAGGGTTTCCGCGTTATCCCTGCTAAAACCAACAACGTATCGGCTCGTCTTTCCGCAGTGGACGATTACCTTATGCGTCAAGTTGATGGCGATAGCGCTTTTTTACTTGATCCAAAATGTTCGCAGCTTAAAGCTGCTATGATGGGCGGGTACAGGTTCCACCATAAGAACGGAACCATTGAGAAAAACAAGCACTCCCACGTTGCTGAAGCACTGCAATATTTTATGATGCACGTTGCTACAGCTGGCGAGGGGGCGATTATAGCGCAACGCAGAGAAGTCAAAAGGGTTGCGGCGGCAGGCTGGACTTGATACATTTATGGAGTCATCTCGACATTCCTTCTTGGTTACCAACCAACCTGCCCCTCACCGATTGCCCCGGTGGGGGGTTTTTTCGTACTTGCGTGTATACTTGTTGCCATGTATAAATTAGGATATGACAAACTTGTTGGAGTATGATTATGAACTGTGGGCAAGGTAAACCTTACGCAAAAATCACAATGAAGCGCCGCGAGTATAAAGATGGTGGGTATGTATACTCCGACAAAAATGACGAAGAAACAGTTGTCAAGATGAAAGACGTGGCTAAACTAGAAGAGTCAGAACGTAAAGTTATGAAAGACGGCGGCCCTATTGAGATGCCCGTACAGGAAAAAAGCAAATACGCAGGTGGTTCATTTGTAAAGGCGAAGTACGATGAGTGACTACAATAAGATAGGCGGGTTTAATAACAACCCCTTCCCTAAGCTGATTGATCAAGCTAAGGGGTATCTATTTGGCCCACAGCCCGCTCAAGCACAGACGCCGCAAAAAGTGGTAAAGTCCAGCAAAACTTACACAAAGGTTACTAAGACTTCCCCGCTGCCCCAGAAACAAGTAGCTGGGTCTAAAGGTAAACCTTGGTATCAGGAGATTTTTGACTGATGTTACGGGTAGTGGACAACGCAACAATGCGCAGGCGCGAGAAAGAAGCGCTTGATAAAGAGCTTGCGGCTCGTCAGAACGACAGCGTTGTCTTAGGGCTGGCCGGTCACTTACGAGCTTGTTGGGATGCTTCGCGGCAAGCCAAGAAACCTATTGAAAATATTATGCTTAGAGCTTTACGCCAACGTAACGGCGAGTACGAAGCTGATAAGCTAAAGCAGATTCACGCCCAAGGCGGGTCTGATATTTATATGATGATTACAGAAGTTAAGTG